GGTAGTAGTATCCACCTTGGCTGTCGGAAGCCTTGCCTTTAGAGACGGCTTTCAGCAGTTCGTTGATGAATACACGGTCGCGCCACCGACGATAGTCGTCGAGCAGGGTCAGCGAACCAATCGACTGGTGGAAGGCAGTCAGGTTGCCGGTGTCCAGCAGAAGACGCTGCGCGGTGATCAGAGTCTCGCGAGCAATCTTAAAGGTGCTGGGCTGGGTTGGATCAGTCGGGTCGGCAGGACCGGTGTACTCGCGGAGGGTCACGAGCACCTTGTCCTTGACGATGTTCCGGCTGTTAGCAGTACCGATGGTCTGCTCAGCGGTGCGCTCCCGAGACTCTTTCGAGCCGGGATTGCCCCAGAAACGGTAACGATCAAGCTGTACGGTCTGGCCGGGTTGCTTCGAGAAATCGTGAACAACCACCGGCTCAGCTGCCATCTCTACGACATACGCAGGATGGGGACGGTATAACTCCGCACCGAGCAGCTTCGGAAAATCATTGTCGACGAACAAAGCGTCAACCTCCGAAGAACTACGTATTTAATTTAACTAAGTACTAATAAAAATGAAACAGGTTTGTCGCATTTTTAGCGTTAGACATTCGGCTGGTTGCCGACATTAACGGATGAACTAAAGGGCCTAATGAGCCCTCGAACGCTTTCCGGACTCTGGTAATAGACAGAGCCATAGTTAGATACATAACGTGATGAGCCACCTCGGTAAATAAACCGGACGGCAGTGGACATCAAACCGGGAGACTCTGATCGGACAGTTTCCGTATATGTACGGCAATAAACCGGAGGGTTGTATTTCCATTCAGCACGGTTTGCTGTTCCCTGTCGGCCCAAATCATTCGTTAAGAGAGACCCTTCGTAATTACGATGTGTTACACCCCCTCCGGTAGTACCTTCGGCAGTTGTATTACCTTCCGGCGTGTTATACGGAGTATATGCCTGGTTATCAGGAGCGAAACCGTTGTAATAGGTATACTTACCAGCATCTCGTATGCCGTAGTCTGCTGTTAAAGCAGTCTGTGTCTTAACACCAGCGACAGTAGTCGAACTTATAGATCGATAACCAACGTAAGCATCCAGAGCCCCACTGGGTTCGTAAGCGACATCGTGGGTGTAATCAGTCCAATAACCGGAAACAGCTCTGGGGACTGCACGCCATTGATCAGTGGAATACCAACCACTATTAGGTGGACCAGCCGTAATAATTCCTAAATCAGCTCCCGTATCTTGAATACCGGAACTAACAACGACAAAGCCCTCGTGATTCGGACCGGTTTCGATCCGGTGAGGGCCTGAGTCGTATTTGTAGTTACTTAGAGGGGTATAGACCACGGGGGCTTTCCGGTTATACCCAGTCTAAGTTTTAACTTTCTGTATTTGCTGTCGGAGCAATCTGAGAGTTAAGCAGATTCATATCCGCGCTGATATTGGCCATATCAGTTCGATACAAGTCCTTTAATTCCTCAAGCTCTTTCTTGAGGGCTTCGACTTCACGGGAGGAAGCTGACTGGATCGCACGACGACCGAGAGGATTAGGCATTGGTCTTTCTACCTTTACTTTCAGTGTACTTCTTAGCTTTAGCCTTCGCTTTTACTCGCTCGGGAAGACTGCCCTTGGTTTCCTTTTCGTACTCAGCAACCTTCGCTTTCGATATTTCGCCCCGAGCCTCCATCGCGTAGAACTTCCGTCTTTGGGCCTCCGATTTAAAAGGCATCGTTTTAAAGCTATTTAATTGATTTTACCAATAAAAAACCCCCGCCTATAAAGACGAGGGTTTGTCTCCTACCCACCGGAGCGAGCGAACTCTAGATCAGTTGCCGTCCAGGAACAACAGCTTGGAGCGGAACGCCTCAGGACTCATCTGAGACAGAACACGCCAGGCTTGCTCAGGGTTCTGGTTCATGGTGTGGCTGAAGCCTTCCCACTGGATCTGAGGATCAGCGGTGGGAGCACCGGTACCAGCCGAAGCGGGGACAGCGGGCATCTGATCGTAACGAGGCTGATAAGCATTCTCCTGCATGGGAGATGCTTCATCAACGGGGTACACTTCGGTGAAGAACCGGTTGGTGTAGTCAGCCAGCTGATCAGGATCAGTCAGGATGTGCTCCATGGCCAGAGCACGGGTGGCCACGTTCTCCAGCACGGTGTGCTGTTGAATCAGAGCATCCTCAAGAGTAACGGAGTACTGATTGAGAATCCCAGGAGCTTCGATACCGAAGTGGTTAACTACGGCGGCGGTTTCGGCGCTGAGTTGGGGCGCTTGTTGCTCCGTAGAAGCTGGATAAGAAGTCTGGGTTGTATATCCGTTGTTGGACGAGATCAGCGGAGCCTGGGGTGCCTGGTAAGCCCAAGGCTGTTGAGCCTGTAAAGGCAGACTGTTCAGTTGAGTATCCTGCAGCGCCACCGGGCTCTGCTGATACTGTGCTGCCTGGCTGGGGGATGGCGAGATACGGGAGACCACCCGCTCCAAGCTGCTCATCGCCGCTTCCCACGGGTTCGACGGGGAGGACGTTGACGGAGACTGGCTGTACTGGTTGTTGGTAGAAGGGGCCGTAACCGGTGTTGCCGGCGACGGCATTTGGGGCATAGTTGCCGAAGGTGCCGCCTGGGTAGTTGCTACCCATTGCGGGTAGGCTGTTGAGCCCATATCCGCCGAAGGCGCCGCCTGCGGGGCCGCTACCGCCGGGGAGACCGGGCTCGGGATCGAAGCTTGGATCTGCTGGCTCATAGCTGCCCGAGTAAGTCAGTTCTTGCGCAAGGTGGTCAAACGTCCTATAAAGCAAGGGCGTTATGTTTAGCCGAGGGTCAGCCGCAAGCGGTTGGTTCGGCGCAAGTGGATGTGGCGCTTGCAACATCTGATTCAATAATAATAGAAATTGTCCAAAAGCGCCCTGAGTTTGTTGGATCATTCGGAAGGGAAATCCCTTCAGCATTTCTGCACGCTCGGAATCTGTTTTATCGGGGAACAGATACTTGAGTGCCTCTACGGAATCGACACCTAACTCCTGCAAGTTGCGGACAACAATAGATTTCTGGTTGATGTCATACGCAGTGTCTTCGTAAACATCCCCCTGGAATCTATAAGTAACAGTACGGTCTCCGTCAGGAGGTAATCCGAAAACGCCGCGAGGGACTTTGTTCTCGGCTACTGCTGCTTGGATAGCGACATCAACCTGTTCCTCATATTTATTGAGTTTTTTCTGGTACTTTTCTAACGACTCAGGTGTTTGTTCCTTAGGAGCGTTAGGAGGCAACAGCCCCATAACCTGAATAAAACTCTCACGGAATATCATCTCCTGGTGGTAGAGAATCATTTCCAGGATTCGACAGAATCCGTAAGTGAGGAAGCTCTTATTTTTCCGAAGAGCCGTAGCCTGAGCCCGACCCATCAAACCTTTAATCTCGGTAGCAGTGGCACCAGCAGAGATCGAAATCTCGTCCACACCGCCTAAAGCTGTCCGAATTTCCTCGCGGAGTAAAAGAGCATATCGATTCATGTCCCCGTTAACGGGGTCAGGAGTCATATAACCAACGCGATCGGTGGGCTCAACGTTGGCGATGATCCGGGGAACCCGCAGACCGCCTAGAGAAGAACCGGCACCAAAGGGATCAGAAACCCGCGTCGATGGTGTATCAAGTCCACCAAAACCGCTCTGACTACTAATAGTGGGACGGAAATTCCGGTCGGAATCCGATGCCTCCACAAGGTCGCTTCGCGGACGAGAGCTGATCAGCGTGGGATTACCAAAAAACTCAATATTCTTGGCAATGTTGCTGATCATTTGATCATGAAGCACAATCTGCTCCATGAACGGCTCAAATTCGCCCTCGCCTTCGGTACCGCTCGAATTCGGCTTATTTAAAACTTCAACTGCTGGGATAAAGCCAAGAGTATTTGGTTTGCGATTTTTAGGAGTTAAAACAGTGCCGGGATCTAACTCAAAACTAAGTTCAGTGTTAGCTTCATATTCCGCAATAGTATCGGCGGTTATGGAGAGCCTCACATAACGTTTATTTTGACCGTATGTATCTGCAGGGAGACCTAAAGACGTATTGCGTACCTTATAGCTGTAAATAATTACAACTTCTTCGATATTTCCGTTTACATCGTGATAAACCCTGTACTGGTTTTTAGAGAAAAAGTAAATCTGGTACTTAAGCTTTTCGTCGGGTCGAAAGTAGAACAGTCCGCAGCCGTCTATTAGATAATTCCGGATTATTGCCGGAAAACGGATATCAACCTTATTTAGATCAAGTAAATCCGTTAAAAATTTGGTTCTAGCCTTATAAGTATCCTGCTCGCAATAAAAAAACAGGCCCTTTTTCATCATCAACAGCGTCATTTGCTGTAGATGACTCAAAACAACCATAGTCGCCGCCTGTTTAGAGCGATCTTGAGTGCGAGAAGCCTCAAGAATCTCATTAAATCGTTGGCGAACGCTGAGAGTATCAGCTGGCATTAGGGCCTAGTCCTTAAATGAGGGTAAATCAACGCTTAGTCTGTTCTTTTTCGGTTTTGCGCTTCATTTTGGCTTTACGGGCCTTCCGAAGAGCTTCTTTATGTTCTTCTTTTTTGTCGCCCTTTTCTCCTTTTTCCTCCATGTGCTTACGGAGGCCCTCAGGCATACCTTTAGACATCGGGCAACAAATAATTCTTCACTCGCTCTATTTTAAACAGCTCAGAGGGCAAAAGCTCATGCGGATAGGCCACGAGAATATGATCGGTGCGACCTAAAGGATCATTTCCTCCCGCTGTGGGAGTGTAGGCATCCAAATGATCCAACATTTCCTGACTATATGCCGGTGCGACTGCGTTGGGAATGTCGTCATAGCAGTGAGAGAACGATGTAACCTTGCGTTTCATTCGTTCAGCATCTCCCATCCAGCTGAAATGCCAACCGGCATCACAGTTCCCGTAAACAGCATCGTTTGGATTACGGCGAATCTGAGAAAGAGTCTGTTCTAAGTGTTCGTGCAATACAAAAGTGCCGCAAACCCAATTTGTGGGCGGCTTTGTAACGTCTTGTTCTGGATCAACAACTCTTAAGTCGGCGCGACCATAGAACATGGGCATAGAAAGCCTAAAACAGCGCTCAGGAGAAGCAGCAGCTAACTTAGAACACTCTAAAAGAGCTTCTGGTTTCGGAATTTCGTCCACATCGCTGAAGAAGAAAACAGAATCCGGAGGAGTCATCCGCATTCCTACAGCTAAAGCGTCCCTTTGCGCATACTCGCGAGCCCAAGGATTAGCAATCTCCTCTTTAGTAGGGAGTTCTACATGCAAAACTTGGATTTTGTCTTCCGGTAAACCAAGTTCCCTAAGCGTATCAACGCACGTAAAGGGTTTCGGATCTCCTTTAAATGTACGGTTTGCGTCTGTAATTATAAAACCGTCTACAATATCTTTAAGAAGATTGATTCGAAGCTCTAACAGCTCCTTTTCGTCAAAATAAAGGAAGCAATCGAACAGCATGACAGCCTAAAAGCTGTCAGTATATTAGTACCTAATGGCAGTGTTGATACCGCCACCGGCTCGCATGGCTGTATGTCCGTTTGT